TCCCGCTGGAATGAAGGGTGGGATGTTAGCTGGAAGTGATGGTGGACTTACTGGAACTGGTGCAGGGAATGTAGATACAGTCAACATAGGAACTCAACACACCCAAGGAGCATCACAGAGTGGTGATGCAGGTGATCTTGATTTATGGGGATTGACTTATGGTGCATTAAAGGATATACGAGATTATATTACTGGTGAAGGTGAAGAACATTTTGGTAGTGATGTTGTTAGGGCCGTTGATAGATTAGTAGATGATATGATAGAGGTAGGAGAGGAAGTCTCAAGAAAAACTCTTGATAAGTTTGCTCAACTAATGGCCACCAAAGGAGGATTTTTGCTTGGACTAAAAGCTGCAGCATATACTGATCTCCAAGGATATATAAAGAGAACGACGAGTGGTGGGGAAACTGCAGTATGGCAACGTGGAGGTGATTACCCCGTATTTACAAATACTCCCAATGAGGCGGCATATAGTGCAAACTTAACTTTGTCTCTGGCAAAAAGTCAGGGGACTAATAGGATGGTTATGATTGATAATCAGAACCTACCTTCTAAGGCTGTTACATCTCAACTGAAAAAGAGCGATATTGATTTGATGTTCCGGACCAATAATATTAATAGTAAAGATGACCTGAAGAAGGGGATGCCAAAAGTATCTACCTCTGCTGATCAGGTATTAAATCCTGGTAATGCAAAACAAGCATATTTTAATGGTAAAGGATATGGTGGTGAAGGTGGTTCAATAATGCAACCATATATTGGTAATGATGGTAAGGTGTATATTTTAAATACTGCTGATAAGACACTTAGGGTAGGTGGTGAGTCTGGAGAAGGATTTGATATGGAGACACAAACCTTTACTGATGTACCTTTCGAGGGAATGAATCGTGTTAAGTCGATGATAACCAGTATGGTTAATTCAGGACAATTTGTGAAGCAACTTGGTAAAGTAATTACGGGTAATGATATTTCTCCGGAAGTGGCGCAACAGGAAACTGAGAGGTTGGTTAATTCTCAGGGATATGAAATAATAATGACTGCTTTTGATTCTCCTGCAGGAAATTATCTGGGAGGTAAAGCAAAGGGAATGGTGAATGCTGGTGCTGCAGGAGCTGTTCTTTATGGTAAACTTAAAAATGTTTTGGGTCTTGAGAAAAAAACAGAATTGGAGGAGAAAGGAGGGCACGGTCATGTAAGAAGACAGAATGTTCTTAATCCTGATGATATGCAACCAGAAGTAAGAGCATATTTTTTAAAGAGAATGGGAGTGAGTGAGGTAAAAGAATCTTATCTATCAGAAGAGAGGTCTATAGAAATTCTTAGAGAGGTTAAGAAACCATATAAGATGCCAGAGATTCCTAAGCAGAAGTATAAGATGAACTTCTCTGGTAAGTTCTCATCCCAGAATACTCCAGACAAGACTGCATCAAAAGAAACTGATGCATTAGTTGCTTCTGGTATTGATAGAGGACATCGTTGGAGAACACAGGATAGGTATTGGCAGGGATATGAAACTACTGAGAGAATGAATGTTGTGTATGATAAGTTGGGTCATGCAGACCAAGCATGGAATAGGATTACTGAGAAAAATGGATGGAAAGATAGGGAGATGATTGAGCAATTAAATATTCTGGCTCATGAGAGACAGATGCTCAAGGAGAATCCTCTTTATGAGAGTCCATTTACTCAGAAAATTGAACCTCAGTCTTACGAGAAGGATCCTCTTTATAAAAAAGTTAAAGACAGACTTAATAAAGAACTTCATTATAAGGATAAGCCTTCTGTAAAAGGATATCCTAATGAGCCACCCCCAGAGATGGTTAATGGATGGCATCCTAAGTTTGGTAAGAGATATAAGCATGATAAACTAGATCCTCAGAGTGCAGAAGCAATGCCACCTACTGGTGATCCAGAGATTGATGCTAACATAGACAAGGCTACAGACCAGAAAGCAAAGGCACGTAAAGAAAAGATTCTTGCAGGGAAGAACGAACAGTTTTCAAACTGGCGGGATGAATTGACAGACGCTTAACATTACTTTATAATAAATAACTCGTCAGGTCATACTGACTGCGGTAACCCCCTTGTCGGTTCAGGGTTAGCGGCGATAGGAACCGAATTTCTTACCCCCTAACCGAGGCCATGGGGGATTCTGCCTCTCATCCTACAAGTTCACAACGCACTAATTTTCAAATGACAACTCTCCAAAGAAGAGAGCAGTCGCCATTCGCTAATTGGGAACAGTTCTGTGCGTGGGTTACTTCCACGGACAATAGATTGTACGTTGGTTGGTTCGGAGTCCTTATGATTCCTTGCTTACTAGCTGCCGCAACTTGTTTCATAATTGCGTTTATCGCTGCACCTCCTGTCGATATCGACGGGATCCGTGAACCAGTCGCTGGTTCACTTCTATACGGTAACAACATCATCTCTGGTGCTGTAGTACCGTCTTCAAATGCCATCGGTATGCACTTCTATCCAATATGGGAAGCTGCAACCTTAGATGAATGGCTTTACAATGGTGGTCCTTATCAGTTGATCATCATGCATTTCCTTATTGGTATCTGTGCTTACATGGGTAGACAATGGGAATTATCTTATCGTTTAGGAATGAGGCCTTGGATCTGTGTTGCTTACTCTGCACCCGTATCAGCTGCCTTTGCAGTATTCCTCATCTATCCTTTCGGACAAGGAAGTTTCTCTGACGGTATGCCGTTGGGGATCTCAGGGACGTTCAACTTTATGTTTGTCTTTCAGGCGGAACATAATATCCTCATGCATCCATTCCACATGGCCGGTGTGGCGGGTATGTTTGGGGGCGCTTTGTTCAGTGCTATGCACGGTTCATTGGTTACGTCTTCACTTATCCGCGAGACTACAGAAAATGAGTCTCAAAACTACGGTTACAAGTTTGGTCAAGAAGAAGAGACCTACAACATCGTTGCTGCTCATGGATACTTTGGTAGACTTATCTTCCAGTATGCATCGTTCAACAACTCACGTTCGCTTCACTTCTTCCTAGCAGTCTTCCCTGTGGTGTGTATATGGTTAACCTCAATGGGTATATCAACCATGGCATTCAACCTCAATGGGTTTAACTTCAACCAGAGTATCATAGATGCTCAGGGCAAGGTGGTTCCGACATGGGCAGACGTGCTCAACAGGGCAAACCTTGGTATGGAAGTTATGCATGAAAGAAATGCTCACAACTTTCCTCTGGACTTAGCAGCTGCTGAGACTACTGAAGTTGCACTCGTTGCTCCTGCAATAGGATAATGGAACTCATCGCAATCATCGCTGCCATAGGTGGCGCTGCATACGGTGCGTATCGGATGACTCCTAAAAACTGAATACTTAAAGGGACCCTAACTATTACAGGGTCCTTTTTTTATATGGATTTAGATCAACAGGTCAGCGCAGGACAGCTGTTACTAGAGACTAGAATTTGTAGAGTGTGTGGGAAGGAGAAGAACCTTGTAGATGAATTTTATTTGTCTCGTAAGAATCCTGGGTTAGCATCTTCATACTCTTATGAGTGTAAAGAATGTACTATAAAAAGAACGACGAATTATAATAAAAGAAACTCATCCAGTGTTAAGTCCCAGTACCTTAAGCGGAATTATGGCTTGACCTTTGAAGAGTTTGATGCGATGCTTACTGAGCAAGGGAATGCCTGTGCTGTCTGTGGGACCACAGAACCCTCTAAGAAACGTGGAAGGCATAGAAGGTTCCATGTTGACCATGACCCTATTACAGGCGAAGTAAGGGGTCTTCTGTGTACTCCTTGTAAGGATGCCCTAAAATTAGTAGGTGATAATATCCACACTCTTGAAAATATGATACAATACCTACATAAGACAAAATAACTATGAAAACCACAGAAAATTACGAACAGTTATTGGAAAGGTTCTATAAGAGAACCACTCAACTGGAAGATAGGCAGGGTGAATTAGAAGATGCCTACCAAGAATATATGAAATTGGATAGGGATTTAGATAGGTTGAAAGGTTCTATTCAAGCAGTTGAGTACTTAGCATATGGTAAGCTTCCTCATGATGGTAATCATGGAGGGATGAAGGACCACAAACCAGTTAGACACAACAACTTAGGATCACTAGACTAATGCAAACTCTATTAATTTTCATGTCCTTTTTGGACTTCATGTTTTTCCCTTTAATAATAGCTACGATTGTTGCTGTTATCATTGAGCAGATCATGAGGAGAACTGGGAGTGCCTCAGAGCAAGCAATTTATATTGCTATGAGGATCAGGAAGTTCTTATATCGACAGGCATGGATAGTTAATATATTATGGTTCTTAGGATATGTTATACTGATGTTCACAGTGGGTAGACAGGCACCCCAACAAATGCCTGATATGATATGGAAAGGATGATTGAGCAACCAATTTTACAAGGAAAGGTAAAGTCAGTTTATGATGTACCTGGTGATGCACAAAAAGTAACTATTGAATTTCATGATAAGGTTACTGCATGGAATGGGAAGAGGATAGAGTACCCTAAAGATAAGGGTGCTACTTGTTGTCTTATTTCTGCTTTATTGTTTGAGAAATTAGGAAAGCATGGTATTAAATCTCATTATATTGATTGTCCTTCTCTCAATAAAATGTTATGTAAAAAGTTAACAATCATTCCTGTGGAGGTTATTGTTAGGAATATAGCAGCAGGATCTATTGTTAAGACAACTACTATCACAGAAGGTCAGCTAATTCAACCTCCTTTGGTAGAGTATTTTTTAAAGGATGATGCTAAGGATGATCCACTCCTTACCTATGACCGGGTAAGATTGATGGGTATTGATCCTGAACCTTTAAAGGAGCAAGCACTATCTATTAATCATCAGTTACAACAACTGTTTACTTTAATAGGCATGGACCTTGTAGATTTTAAAATAGAGTTTGGATATGATGCTCATGGAGATCTATTTTTAGCTGATGAACTCTCACCTGATAACATGAGACTCTGGAAGAAAGGGACTAAAGAAAGGTTTGATAAGGACTTGTTTCGCAAAGATGAGGGTGATATAGTAGATGCATACAAATATATACTACAGAACTTACGGCGGTTTGTATGATAGATCCAGACGAAAATCCTTTCTGGGGCGAACCAGTACCAACCGATGTATGGGATGACATGAAGAAATTGGATGTTCTTTATGAAGAACTTAATTGGGATCACAGAGATTATCTTGAGTTTGCAATTGAGGGTAATCATATTACAATTAGAAATAAATCAAGAGAAGGAAGATGACTGAAGAATCTGGGAGTTTATCTGTAGTAGTTCTTATGGAAGACATGGAACATATAATGAGACAGGTATGGAAGTCTCGTCATACTGAACCCAAGATGGGTGAGTTGTATAGAAAATATAAACCTTTGATACCTCCCTTTACTGAAGCAGATGATTGATACCTCCTGGAGTTCCATAAGGGTTGCACTTATCTTGGTTATGGGTGTAGTATGGTTCTATCTTTTAAACGTTGAACTTAGGAGTGGGGATGATGAGTGAGTTTCAATCTGACATTAAAGACAGAAAGTATGATGAGGAGGGTAATGAATTAGATAGGCATGGATTTAAGATCAAGGTTTATCCTGATGGTTTAGAGTCAGTCCGCAAGTCAGTGGAGAACTGTGTGTATATGTGTGGATTAGATAGAAAGTTAATGGAAGAGTTGCTTAAAGGTGAGTGGACTCAAAGTATAGGATTAGATCATACGGGGAGGACAAGTAAAAAAATTGTGATAGAATATGACATAAAGGAGAAATCAAATGACTGAAGATGAACTTGAGATTGAATATGATGATGAGAGATTAAAGAAAGCCATTCATAGTATTAATGATGGCAACTCTACTCCTGAGGATATTGACATCTATTGTGATTTCCTGTCAAAATATGATGTCTAACTAAATAAAATTTTTAAAAACTACATGGCTGATCTTATGAACTTTACTGTATATTCCCGTGAAGGATGCCCTTACTGCATCAAGATTCAAGAAGTATTAGAACTCGCAAAACTTAATCATGTAATATATAAACTTGGTAATGACTTTGATAGAGAAAGTTTTTATCAGCAGTTTGGTCAAGGTTCTACCTTCCCTCAAGTGGTATTAAATGGCGATAATCTTGGAGGGTGTACTGAAACTGTTGCATACCTAAAGGAAAATAATCTAGTCTAATGAAAGACGATTTTGAAAATGTATATGAATTGATTGAGCACGCTCTTGAACTTGCGTTTGAGGGTAAGATGCAATTGAAGTTCTATGAATTTCTAAAGTATCGTAAGACAACAAAGGCAGAGATTGATGCATTCCTTCATAGTTCTACTGCTAAGGAACTTGCTGATGAGGTATTAGAACTTAAGGAATATATTAAAGGAGGTCGAGACAGTGAGCATCAACAACTGCGTGAGGCATATCATCATATCCCTAAACCTCAGGCACGAAAGATAATGAATTATTTGGGAGGCATCCTTGAGGATGCAGCGAGGTATAGTTATGACAGAAGACCAGGAAGGCGCAAAAAAGACTCTAAATAAAGACAAACCCGAAATTAATCGGGGTGTTGAATTATTGTTACGTAATAGGAGGAAGAAACCAGAACGACCAAAAACCTTACAGGTAAAGTTTGGAAAACTGATTTCCCTCTGGAACAGAGAAATTGTTTTTCACTTTAATGTTTACCTGGACATTAGAAAAACATAGCACTCTGGAGGCGCACCATGGAAACTACCATAGTAACTTTGACCCTAACAACCATTGTATCGTTGCTTGCATTATTAGTAGGAGGTATGATAGGATGGATGGCAAGACAGCATTCTTATGAAACTACACCTCAGATAGTGTATACTCATCCAGAGATGTTTGATGAAAATGGACAACTGGTTCCTGATGAAATTGTAGCAGTTCGATTTGAAAACAATTATGACACCGCAGACGAAGAAGACAACGACTAGGACGACCACTAGGAAACCTAGAACCACTAAGGCAAAGGTAAAGTTGCCACCTAATCCTTTTATGTTTGAGATTCTAGAACTGGTTGATGAAGCTAGGTCTAAAGCAAAGAAGGTAGAAGTTCTGAGAGAATATGAAACTCCTGCATTGAAGAGTATTTTTATATGGAATTTTGATCCTAGTGTGGTATCACTGATTCCAGAAGGTGAAGTTCCTTACAATCCTAATGAGGTTCCTGTAGGTACTGATCACACTTCTTTGCGAAGAGAGTACAAGCAACTTTATCATTTTGTGAAGGGTGGTAACGATCAACTATCTTCTTTGAGAAGAGAGTCTATGTTCATTCAAATCCTTGAAGGACTTCATCCAAAAGAAGCAGAGATATTGGTTCTCATTAAGGATGGTCAATTGAATAAGAAGTATAAGGTTACTCGTGATACAGTAGAGGAAGCTTATCCTGATATTACCTGGGGTGGTCGCTCATGACGGCAGAGGTTAAAACGGAGAAGCAAGTGGCTGAGGAGCAACAGCAGGAAGAAAATAAAATGAGACCGGAAGAATATTCCTGTCACATATTATTAGAGAATACTTCATTGGAAAAGGCAAATGATAAGTCTTTTCCTACAGATGCTTATTTGGTCTGGTATAATGTAGATGGAAATGAGTTGTTAGATGTAACTCGCTCCAATAAGCAAGCAAATATTTTTGATATGTATTATGATCGTTATGGAAAGAACCTTAAGAGGATTGAGTATGGATTTGGAGGAGTTAATCCTTCTCAATGGGGATACAAACCACCTGAGAAAAAGAAGAGGAGAAAAGGATGAGTGATGAACTGCTTAAGGCACAAATAAATGCACTCATTCGTGATGAAATACAAGAGGGGATTAATGAGTGGATAGATGATACGGATAAGAGGCAGCAGAAAGAAAAGGAAGGAGGACTTGGTTTTACTCAACAGACTCTATCAGAGAAGGGAGATGAGTTGACTGTTAATATATCTAATGCTGAAGTAGATAAACTTATTAAAGAATATAAGAAGATTAAAAAAAATCAGAAGTCTAATTTTGGTCAAATAAAAAAACTAGGATTGGTTGATAAGCATGGCAGACACCTCAAGCAAGATTGATACTCAGGGAATGAGTGGTCCTTCGGATCCTAATTATGATCCTAAGAAGGATAAGAGAGAGTATAAACCAATGATGGTTAGACCACGTAGGATGCATACTCCTCAGTTGGTTAAGGAATTAAAAATCCTTATCAATGAAGTGTTAGATGAGAGAGAAGGTAAAACTGGTATATCTTATTTTGATGTTGAACAATTTAAACACACTGTTGAGGAAGAAGAACCACCCTATCGGGAATGGAGTAAGTGATTACCTTAATTGAGAATGCTCTTTCTGAAGAGATGTGTAAGTATATTTCATTGAATATGGATTTGCTCTTTCATACTTTAGGATATCCTCCAGATAAAATAACTCCCAGATCAACAGGTTATTATGGACCTTTTTTCTTAGAAGCATTACTAGTACATCTACAACCTTTAGTGGAGAAAACAGTTTCTAAGAGGTTGTATCCTACTTACAGTTATGGAAGGATATATTATAACAAGAGTTTTTTAAAGAGACATACTGATCGTCCAGCAGGTGAGTATGGTGTATCTTGTTGTATAGAGAAAGAAGTTGATTGGCCTATATTTTTTGAGAAGAAACCGGGGAAGGTTAAATCATATGAAATGAATGTGGGTGATATCTGTGTGTATAAAGGTATGGAATATCCACATTGGAGAAGAAAGTATACAGGTAATAAACACAGTCAAGTTTTTTTAATGTATGTGGATGCTGATGGTGACCATGCCGATCAGAAGTGGGACAAGAGAGAAGGTCTTGGTAAGGAGGGGGTACAATGAAACTGGGTGTGATGTGTTCTGGTAACGGAACGAACTTTGAAAATATTGTTCGCACCTGTAGAGAGGATGAAGTTGTGGTGATGGTCCACAATAAGAAGAAATGTGGTGCTGCTAAGAGAGCAGACAAATTGGGAATACCTCACACCCATATTAGTAGTAAGGATGAAGAACTTATAATTGATATTATGAAAGCCTGGAAGGTGGATCTTATTGTTCTTGCAGGGTGGATGAGAATACTAACACCTAGGTTAATTAATGCATTTCCTAATAGGATTATAAATCTACATCCCTCAATGCTTCCTAAGTATAAGGGGTTACATGCTATTGAACAGGCATTAAAGAGTGGAGATACTATGACTGGTGTCAGTGTTCATTATGTTAATGAAGAATTGGATGGTGGTGAAGTAATCATGCAATCAGAAGTTCCTATTCTGCCTACCGATGATCTTGAAACATTAACCAAAGCAATTCAAAGAAGAGAATATTATCTCCTTCCTAAGGCCATAGAACATGTTAAGAGTAACTTATAGACTTTGGTATTGGACTATGTTAAGTAAAGATTATAGATTACGTCTTACAGAAATATGTTGTAGGATAAAGTTGGGTAGAGAAGTTAGTTTAGATGATAGGATATGGGCAATGAAATTGTGTGAAGCAAATTCTCATGCTGCAGGTATAAGAGAGAGATTGCTTTATCGTTTCCAGGAATGACCCCTATTTAGGCTGTCTAAATAATTGCGTTATTGGATCTATTCTAACCCAATGACTTTGATAAAAGAAGAACCCTAACGCTAGCAATAGTGTCAGGGTTCTTTTGTTGTGGAAAAAGGTTGCTAAATAAAGATTAGAATAGATCCAATTAAATAAAATGGATAGGAGAAACCCTAAAGTCCGCAAGGACCGGCACCTCTCACCTTGGCCTGAAATAGACAGGCAGATGAAGAATGCTTCACCTGCTAATCAGGTGAGGTATCTTTATCTCAAATCTCTTTTGAGAGATGTGTATGATGATTATGAAGATTGATTAAAACTGTATCACATGTTACATTTGTGCTTGCATATATAGAATAACTGTGTTAGTATTAACACAATCGTTCAGTCCCATTTGGGACCGCAAGTAAGTCGCGGAACGGGTACGTTCATCCCTTCGGGGACGCAAACGACTAAAGGAACGGGCCTTAAAATCCAACTACTTTAGGAGTAAAACTATGGCACAAGTCACTTATCGCGGTGTTAAATACGACACCCAGGACAGCAAGAGCTGTCAGAAGCAAGTCTCTGAACTAGTTTACAGAGGCATCAAGCATACAGAATCTAAAACTGTATGTGCGCGGTGAATTAAGTCTTACTTGGACTAATTTAAAAGCAGGGTCTTTACACCCTGCTTTTTTTATAATATAATAAGTACCATAGGCGAATTCAAATGTTACACATGCGCGATCAACTAGTCAATGCAGTCAAGGCTCATGCTCAAGGAGAGATTGCAAAGCATAAAGTAAATGTCAATGTTTATTTGGAACATCCCGTAGGTATTGGTGAGCATTCAGACATTACGGAAGCAATCCAAGTAGAACTGGATAAAATTGCTAGGTATGAAGATCAGTTACAGGTAATTGATAAGTATTTTAAGTGAGATGGAAAGAGAAAAACTTAAGTTGATTGTCAGAAACCTTAAATTATTAGTTGATGCGCTAGAATCTGAGGTATATTCTGATATTGATTCTTATAAAAACTCTATAGCATTTTCTTCACCACCCCCTGATTATGATGAGGCATACGATGACGACGACGGATACCCCGATTAAACTTATAAGTGTTACACCTGATGCTGAAAAGCACATGGCATATGTGGCTCGTGTGAGCAACCCTAAGAACCAGGACAATAAAAAGTTCGCTGGTCTATTAAAGTATTGTATTGAACATGGGCATTGGAGTGTCTTTGAACAGGCATACATGACTGTGGAGATCAATACCACTAGAGGATTGGCAGCACAGATATTGCGCCATAGATCATTCACGTATCAAGAATTCTCACAGAGATATGCTGATGCTAATTTGTTGAGTGAAAAGATTCCTCTTCCTCATTTACGGAGACAAGATAAAACCAATCGTCAGAACTCTACTGATGATGTAGATGAATGGGTGGTTCAGAAGTATGAGATATTAATGGAAGAACATTTCAA